TAAGCCATTTATTACTATAGATGACGTACAAGTTTTCATAGAAGATTTGCCTGAAGAAGGACAACAAATCTTTGGAAGACTACAACGATTAAACCAGAAGAAAGCGAATGTGACTCTTGATTTAGAAGAGCTACAAGCGGGTATTAATTTCTTCTCCGGGAGAATCGTAGAAATCTATAGCGAAGATGCCCCGGAACAATCTAACGATTCTACAAGCACAGAAGAAGAAGACAGTTAGAACTTTTAATATTAGGCTAGGTCGTCTTTCTGTGCATAAGACATCTAGCCTTTTTTATGCACACTATGAACAATAATCCAACATTTATAAAAATGCATCAGCCCTGTAAAGATTGCGGGAGCAGTGATGCACTATCAATTAACGAAGATGGTTCCTCAAAATGTTTTTCGTGTGGTATGTTTAATCCTAAAACTAATAGTAATGTTCAGCCTATGACCACAACATCACCACCACCTAAAACACAAGAAACATTTGATAATGGAATCTATGCTCCTTTAACAGACAGAGCAATCTCAAAAGAGACTGCACTTAAGTATGGAGTAAAGGTTATCTATAACTCTGATGGGCAGATAGCTCAACACAGATATCCTTATCATATCAATAACGAGCAAGCCGGAACCAAGGTCCGTTACATAAAGGATAAACACTTTAAGTTTGAGGGGACCATGTCCGGTTCAGGTTTGTTCGGACAACAACTCTTCAAGGAAGGTGGGAAGTATCTCACTATTGTTGAAGGAGAATGCGATGCTATGGCTGCTTATGAACTACTCGGTTCTAAGTGGGCGGTAGTGTCCATAAAGAACGGAGCTCAAGGAGCAGTCCGGGATATCAAAGAAAACATCGAATACGTTGAAAGCTTTGATAATATTGTTATTTGTTTTGACAATGACAAGCAAGGAAAGGAAGCCTCTCGTAAGGTTGCTAGCATTATTAAGCCACGCAAGGCTCGTATTGTGACTATTCCCAATGGTTACAAAGATGCTAATGACATGCTTAGAAAGAACTTACACAGCGAGTTTACGAGAGCTTGGTGGGATGCAAAGGTGTATACTCCTAGTGGTATCATCCGGGTGTCTGATAAACAGTCATCGTTTCTTAAACGAGAGAAAAAAGACAGCGTTCCTTACCCTTGGCATGGTCTTAACAAAAAGCTTATAGGGCTCCGGCAGGGTGAACTCATGACTCTAACAGGCGGTACGGGCTTGGGTAAGTCATCAGTCACACGAGAGTTAGAGCATTGGCTAATAAATAAAACCAACGATAACGTGGGCATCATAGCCCTTGAAGAAGATTGGCGAAGGACAGTCGATGGTATTTTATCTATTGAAGCTGATGCTCGGCTCTACATTGACGACATCCGGGAAGGATACGAAGAAGGTGATTTAGTACGTATGTTTGATAAGACCTTTGGGTCCGATAGAGTTTTTATTCATGCTCACTTCGGGACCAATGACATTGAAGATATATTTTCTAAGCTTCGTTATCTTATTGTCGGATGTGATTGTCGTTGGGTAGTCGTAGACCACCTACACATGCTTGTATCAGCTACTACAGAAGGCGATGAACGTAGAGCTATTGATTCTATTATGACTAGGTTGCGAAGCTTAGTTGAAGAAACAGGTGCGGGTATTATTCTGGTCTCTCACTTACGTAGAGTATCAGGAGACAAAGGACACGAGAACGGGGTGAGCGTAAGCTTATCGCATCTACGTGGGTCCAATGCGATTGCTCAACTCTCTGATTGCGTTATAGCTTTAGAAAGAAATCAACAAGCAGAAGATGAGCTTGAGTCTCGTACAACCCGATTAAGGATACTTAAATCTAGGTACACCGGGGACGTTGGTTTAGCCACGTCTTTAGTGTACGATAAAGATACGGGTAGACTATCAGAGTACGAGGACACCGAACTCCTCAATAGTGATTTTACTGATGAGGGGATACCTTTCTAAGTATGCAATTAGTTTTTGACATAGAGACTGATGATTTAAAAGCAACAGAAATACATTGTATTGTTGCTATTGATGAAGACGATAAACAATATAGCTTTGATATTATTGATGATAATATTGCGGAAGGTATACAGTTTTTATCTACAGCCGATAAACTAATCGGACATAACATCATTGGTTTTGACATCCCGGTAATAAAAAAGTTACATGATGTTGACCTATGGCATAAAGATAAAGTCCTTGATACCCTAGTTCTTTCAAGACTTCTTAATCCTGTAAGGGAGAAGGGTCACTCGTTGGAAGTCTGGGGTAACAAGCTTGGTGTTTCTAAGGCGACTCCTCCGGAAGACTTTACCACCTATACGAAGGATACTCTTAAGTATTGTGTGCAGGATGTTATTTTAAATAAAGTTTTATTTGAACAGTTAAAGAAAGAGTCCTCTGGGTTTTCTATGGATAGTATTGAAATGGAACATCAAGTCACTCAGATATTAAAAGAGCAAGAAGACAATGGCTTCATGTTTGATGAGAAGAAAGCTATGCTCCTGATGGCAGACTTGAATTGTAAGATTAAAGAGACTGTTGAAGAGGTCCACGCGACCTTTAAGCCTAAGTGGGTAGATATGAAATTAGTTACTCCCAAGTTAAAGAAAGATAAAACACTTTCTAAATCTGGGTTGACGGAAGAAGAATACAACGCTCGTATAGGCTCTAAGAACATTAAGCCTTTCATGCGAAAGCAACTACAAGAATTTAACTTAGGCTCTCGTAAACAAATAGGTGAATATTTAATTGACTTCGGGTGGAAGCCTAAAAGGTATACTCCGACTGGTCAACCCATTGTAGATGAGAACACTCTTAAAAAGATAACTCACATTAAGGAAGCAAAACTCATAGCAGACTTCTTACTTTATCAGAAGCGTTTAGCTCAAGTTAAATCTTGGACTGAAGCTGTGACAGAAGATGGTAGAGTTCATGGTGCAGTCATTTCCACTGGAGCTATTACCGGAAGGATGGCTCATAGAAATCCTAACATGGCTCAAGTCCCGGGAGTTTACTCTCCTTTTGGAGAAGAATGCAGGTCTTGTTGGATTGTAGCAGAAGGACACAAGCTAGTAGGTATAGATGCTAGTGGTTTAGAATTAAGATTGTTAGCACACTATATGGCTAACGAGGAATACACAAATGAAATTATCAACGGAGACATTCACACCGCTAATCAAAAAGCTGCAGGACTTCAATCAAGAGATAAGGCTAAGACATTCATCTACGCACTCATTTACGGAGCAGGAGATGAGAAGCTTGGTTCAATCGTGCAAGGAAACAGAGAAGATGGTAAACGACTTAGAGAGTCTTTCCTCGATAGTCAGCCTTCATTTAAAGCTCTTAGAGATAGAGTTAACCGGGCAGCTACAAAAGGCTACCTCAAAGGATTAGATGGTCGTAAGATATGGTTACGACATAAACATGCTGCATTGAATACTTTACTTCAAGGCGGTGGTGCAATTACTATGAAAAAGGCATTGATTATCTTTGACGACCTGTTAAGATTACAAGCTATACCTGCTAAAATCGTAGGGAACATACACGATGAATGGCAAGTAGAGGTCCCGGATAAACATGCTGAACATGTAGGTGCACTAGCAGTTAGATGTATAGAACAAGCATCTAAAGAATATAATTTAAGATGTCCTCTTACCGGGGAGTATAAGATAGGAGAAAATTGGAGTGACACACACTAAAAAAAGAGCAACGTCTACTATTAATTTTGGATATACATTTAATCAAGAAACTGGTTTGTTAGATGGAATAGACACAGAACTAAAAGAATTAAAATATGTTGAAAATGAAATACTTAAAAACAATATGTCTTTAAGAAAAGCTTGTACACATTTAAAAGAAAAAACTAAAAGACATTTATCGGCTGCCGGTTTAAAAAAACATATGGATAAAAAATATGGAGCAGGGGAGTGGTTATCAAAAGTAAAAGGAGAAATATATATTATTTCTAATCCTGCTTGGAAAGGTTGGATTAAAATTGGTACAACTCTGGATGCCACTAACAGATTATCTCAATTTCAAGCAGCTTGTCCATTAAAAGATTTTAAACTGGTAAAATTTATTACAGTACAAAATAAATTAAAAGCTGAAAGAAAAGTACTAGAATTTATGAAATTTTTTGCAGAAGATAATAATGGAGAATGGATAAAAATACACACCGATAAAGCCATAGAAATTTTAAATACGTACAAAGAAAAATATGAAACCTGAAATAAAAGACAGAAAGAAGTTTGACCTTGATTTAATGTATGGTGAAATCCGGGAAGAAAAAATAGCAGCAATGCTAACAGACAAAAAGGTAGAAGTTAAATCCGAACGAGACATCTGGCAAAACACAGGTAACATTTGTATAGAGTATGAGTCATGGGGCAAGCCTTCCGGGATAAGAGCAACTGAATCCGACTACTGGTTTCATAACCTGTGTATAGGGGATGATGAATATTGTACGTTAGTTTTTAAAACTGCTACATTAAAAAAGATAGTAGATAAACTAGATACTTTTAAAACTGTATCGGGTGGAGATAACAATGCGAGTCGTATGTTTTTAGTGAACTTACAAAAGCTTTTTTCTACAGATGTTATTAAAGCTTTTAAGGATATTAAAGATGACGAAGAAGAAAAATAAAAGTTTAGATACGCTCGTACAAGATATCTATAGCACTATTGAAGTGTTAGCAGATGATGAAGCTATAGACATCCCGGAGAAAATGTATGAAGAGTTTGGGCGGGATATGGAAGACGCTCTTAGACATTGGGCAACTCCGGTTGAAAGACCTAAGAATGGTTTACGTATGTCCAACATTGGACGACCTACGCGTAGGCTTTGGTATGATTTAAATTTAGAAGGGGCAACGAAAGAAAGAATAAACGGACCTACCTTTATTAAGTTTTTATATGGGCATTTACTTGAGGTTTTACTTTTGTTTTTTGTTCGCTTGACAGGGCACGTTGTAGAAGGAGAACAGAAAGAAGTTACAGTTGAAGGCATTAAAGGACACATGGATAGCGTCATAGATGGTGAAGTCATTGATGTAAAGACAGCATCAGGCTATGCCTTTAAAAAGTTTAAAGATGGTACACTAGCTCAGAACGATTCATTCGGATACTTGGAAGTTACAGTTGAAGGCATTAAAGGACACATGGATAGCGTCATAGATGGTGAAGTCATTGATGTAAAGACAGCATCAGGATATGCCTTTAAAAAGTTTAAAGACGGGACGCTAGCTCAGAACGATTCATTCGGATACTTGTCTCAATTGGCAGGCTACGAAGAAGCAGAACAAACTAACAACGGAGGCTTCTTGGTAATGAATAAAGAAACAGGAGAGCTTACTGTTTTTATCCCGGATGATTTAGATAAGCCTAATATAGTTCATCGAATAAAAGAAGTTAAACAGGCAATGAAGAAAAAGACTCCTCCTGCGTATTGCTACACACCGATTGCAGAAGGAGCTGCAGGAAACATGAAACTTCCTAGAGATTGTAACTGGTGTCCTCATAAGTTTGAATGTCACAAAGATGCGAATGATGGTAAAGGCTTAAGGACCTTTCAGTATGCTAAAGGCTTAGTGTATCTAACACACGTAGCAAAGTTACCAAATGTACAAGAAATAATATGAACAGCAAAGAAGCAAAAAGATACAGAAAGAAAGCTAAAGCTTTAACAGTAGAATGGATTCAATCCCTCATCCCGGAGGAAGAAGCACAAAAAGTTAACGTAAATAACTTTCAAGACTATATGCCGGACCAAAAATATGTATACGCAAACAAAAAGTTTATGCTGTCTGCGTTTTCAGAGCGATGGTTTTATCAAAATTTAAAGAGGCTAAACAAGAATCTAGACTCTGTAACTCTAAAGGATTTTCAAAGTGAAGAGGGGTTATAGAAAGCCACGTAAGGTTAGACCAATAGAAAAAAATATTCCTAAAGGATATGATTCGGGGTGGGAATATCAATTACATAACTCAGTTCTCAAGTCTTGGAGTCATCACTCAGAGAAGATAAACTATGTGGTTGAACATAAATACGAACCGGACTTTACACAGACTATT